TTGTATACTTATATTCTTTTAGTTTTAATTTAAGTAAACTTACTCTCTTAGAACTTGATCCAACGTATTGACCGAATCCTTGTGCCATTATTTTATGCCGAGATTGTCTTCTGTTATGATCTTAAATTCAATCATATGATCTTTACAAAACTCTTCTGCGGCTTTCCATTTTGCTTGGTTTACGGCATAAGTTTTTGCTTCATATAACCAAGATTTTGTTTTTCTTTTTGGAACTTTAGGGGCAACCGTTTGTTTTTTTGGTTTAACTTCAATCACGTAAGTTTTTATTTTATCATCAGACTCCTTAATTTTTATTAAGTAGTCTGGAAAGTACCTATGTATTTTATTGTCAACAGGAGACACATAGGGAATACAAAACTCTTCTGATGCCCAGAGGATTACACTTGGATTGTGGTCACACCAATACGAAAACTTTCTCTCCCAACTACTTCTACAAATAATATTGTTGGGATCCCCTTTGTATTTTTCAGGAAATGATGGTTTGTATTTGCTTTTGTAAGACTCTGCCATATATCCTTACTACATAATATATCAGTAAAAGTATTTATAGATAGATGGCATCTCCCAGTGCATCTGGCAAATCACCTAGGTTTAATCCAACTTCTGAACTTGTATCAAAGATAATGCGTCCGGCATTAACCTCTCACTATGCTGTTTATATAAATCCTGCAGTAATTCAAAATCAGACAAGTGGCAGTGGTGGAGCAATTAGTGCAAGGACTTTTTTTGAAAACCGTCAATCTTTGATAGATGAAGAAACGTTAACTCTTTCTTGTTCAGAAGCATCTCTTCCCGGATCTTCTTTAGCAACTCATGAAATTAATAATGATTTTACTGGAGTAACGGAAAGACACGTATATAGAAGACAATATGATGATAGAATAGATTTTACTTTTTACATAGATACTGATCATAAAGTTATAAAGTTCTTTGAAACCTGGATGTCTTGGATTGTTAGTGAAGATCAATTCGCAGATCAATCAAAACTAAACTATTCATATAGAGTTAAATTTCCCACGGAATATAGGTGTGATATCTTTGTGCAAAAGTTTGAAAAGGATTATAGCAACTATTCTGAATATACTTTTGTCGGAGCATATCCAATATCAATTAATTCAATGCCCGTTTCTTATGACTCCTCTCAACTTCTTAAATGTACAGTTTCCTTTAGTTATATCAGGTATTTTATGAATAATAAAGTATCTCTTGTCTCTACAAATACACCTTCAACCGTACCAGCAGTACCTGAATTTCAAGGACCTGGACTCCCAGGAGATCAGGCAAATGAACTTTGGAGAGGTCTTAGGGAAGATTACATTAACAGACTTCAAAATGATCCTGCACTTTCTTTGAATTTTTTAAATAATCTTCCCAGGGATAATCTTGGTAGAATAAACCAATAAATAATCCATACTGAAATTTCTATAGGTCATTATGCCTTTACCAAAGATCTCTACGCCAACATATGAGTTGGAACTTCCTTCTACTGGACAAGAAATTAAATACAGACCATTTCTTGTAAAAGAAGAAAAACTTCTTGTCCTTGCATTAGAAAGTGAGAATACAAAAGAAATCACAACAGCAATTAAGAACGTAATCAAGAGTTGCATTCAAACAAAAAATATTAAAGTTGAATCTCTTCCTACCTTTGATATTGAATATCTCTTTTTGAATATTCGAGGTAAGTCTGTTGGAGAAGAGATTGAAGTTAATGTCATTTGTCCTGATGATGGAGAAACTTATGTTCCTGTGAAAATTAATATTGATGAAATTAAAGTTCAAAAGAATGAAGAGCATACTAATAAAATTCAAGTAGATGATAATATCGTTATGCAAATGAAGTATCCTTCATTAGATCAATTCATTAAAAATAACTTTGATTTTTCTGGCGATTCAAATATGGATCAGTCTTTTGATCTTGTTGCTAGTTGTATTGATAAAATCTTTAATGAAGAAGAAGTTTGGACTTCTGGTGATGTAACTAAAAAAGAACTTATTGATTTCTTGGAGCAAATGAACTCGGCACAATTTAAGCAAATTGAAAAGTTCTTTGAAACAATGCCTAAACTTTCTCACTCAGTAAAGGTTAAGAATCCAAAAACTGAAGTTGAAAGTGAAGTTGTTCTGGAGGGTTTATCCAGTTTTTTCGCATAGGTATGGTCCATATGGACCTAGAAAATTTCTATAAGTTGAACTTTGCTTTGATGCAGTATCATAAATATTCACTATGGGAGATTGAAAATATGATGCCCTGGGAAAGGGATGTTTATGTTGCAATGTTGAAGAACTATTTGGAAGAAGAAAAATCAAAGCAGCAACAAAATGGAAACTAATGCCCCATCCAAATTACCAATAACGTGGTTTACCGTAGACCAAATTGGTGTGTCAACATGGGGCAAATTAAAGGCGAAACTTACTGGGATAAAAAGTCAGTTTGGAAATTATTTTTCTCACGTAAACATATCAGAAAGTGACGCTGATAAATTAATAGAAAATATTAAAAAGTCTGGTCGTTATCCTGTATTGGATGATGAATCTGGAGATAATTTAGAGACATATGAGAACTGGTTAGTCGATACTTATTTAAAATCTGCGTCAACAGAATACAAATCAGATGGTGACAAGGAAAAAAAGAACGAAAGCGTAAAGGTAGAGTCTAAAAAAGATTCTGCCCCTCCTTTATATGAAGGTGTCAGAGAGACGGACTTAGTTGAAGAAGAGATTGATGAGAGAATATTAGAAATACTTGGATTAGAAGAAGTTTATGACTTCACCTATGGTGAATATAAACAACTTCTTTTTACTGAACTTCAAAAAATAGATAGGGGAGAAGAAAAATCTACTGATAGAGCAATGCTCCTTCAGGATGAATTTAAAAGAATAAAAGGTAAAGTAGGAAAATTTAAACTAAAGAAGAAAAAAATAACTGCAGAAAGTATTGGTACAACTGGTCCTATACAGATTTCTAAAGATAAGTTTTTTCTTACAAGTAGAGCAATTGTTCCAACGACTTCTATTTCAGCACAAGAATCCTCCGAAGACATAAATGATATTGAAAAAGCACTTGATGATATTTTAAAAAGTTTAACTTTACAAAATAAAGAAAAGAAAAAAAGAACAGACGAAGAAAGAAAAAAATCAGAAGATCGTAGAAGAAGACAGAGAGAGGGTGATTTAGAAAAACCACTGTCGCAATTAAAATCTTTAGCAAAAAGAATCATTGCGCCTGCACAGGGAATACTTGATCGTATCTTTAGGTTTATCAAGTTTACCTTATTGGGGTATGCATTTAATCAACTTGTAAACTGGTTCAGTGATCCTAAGAATGCAGATAAGGTAAAGGTTCTTGGTAGATTTTTAAAGGACTGGTGGCCCTCTTTACTATTTGCATATGGATTATTTGCAACTCCTTTTGGTAAATTCATTAGAGTTACTTTAAAACTGTTGAGGGGACTTATTCCCCAGATGGTTAAGTTTATTGCCAAACATCCATTTGCATTTGCTGGGGTTACTGCTGCTCTTGCTGTTGGTGGCGCTGAAATGTGGAGACAGCAAAAAGAAAAAGGACAAATAGAAAAGGAATCGCAAAAACGTAACGTAAAACCAGAAGTTGTTCAGAGAGAAGTTACTGAAGCAAAGAGTTCTCCCCTCGGAATGATTGGAGAGACTTTTTCAAAGATTGGACCTTTAGGTATGTTTAATACCGGTGGTTTAGTCAGAAGAAAGTCATTCTTTGGTGGTGGAGAAATACAGAAAGAACTTGATATAAATCAAATCGCATTTGCTGAGGGCGGTGGTGTTGATGATAGTAGTGGAGTAAGAATTAAAGGTGCTGGACCTGATACTCAGTTGATTGCTGCCGCTCCTGGTGAAGTAGTAATGTCTAAGAAAGCAGTTGATAAGTATGGAGCAAACTTCTTCTTAGATTTAAACAAAAAAGCAGGTGGAACTAATATTCCAAAGATGGCAAATAATATTCAACTCGCTGCTGGTGGTGGATTAATTAAGAGAACTATAAAGTCATTCCAGGGTGGTGGAATGGTCGGCAACGCATTGAATCAACTTGGCAGATTTCTTCCTGGAACTGGAAGAGTGATGGCACCAAAAGGAATGAATCTTGGATTCCAAAATAAGTTTTTGGGCATGAATATTGGTAAGATAAAACAACTTCCAATTAATCAAACATACTCTCCAGCAGCAGTTGATAGATATAATTCAAATCCTAGTGCTCCAAGTACATTATCTAAGTTTGGAACTGGACCACTTGCAGAAAGGCATGTGAGTATTCCTAAGGTACGATCCGATAACAATCCATTTGCATTATCCCCAAGCAGTGTATCAAGACCTCCTTCAAAACCACCAACTGGTTTGAATTTAAACCTGAAACAAAACATTCAGATTATACGTGGTTCTGCAAAGAAACAAGAATTAATGATGAAAGAGATGGGATATGAACCAGATGGATATACAAATCTTCGTGGTCAACCAATTAATATGGGTCCTCAAAGTCGTTCTGTTGCTCCTGGTCCTCCTGTGATTGTATCAAAAACAACATATACAGTTCTTCCTCCAATCAAGGCACCAAATAAACAACCTTCAATTGCAAGAGGTTCTAAACTTCCAGAGTTTATCATTTCTAGTAATAATGATTCTAGATCAAAAATTGCTTCTTCGTTAGGAATTGCAGATTTAGTTGGGGTAGCATAAAATGGCAACTATAGATTCCAAAAAACTTTTACCTCCGAGTAAAGAAAGTAGTGCGATAGAGAAACAAAAGTTTCTTGTACCTGTTAAAAGTATCTCTGTAAAAAAGATAACAGGTTCTGATTTAAAACCTGTAGACAAAACAGAAACTGATGAACCCGGAAGTTTAGTTGTAGTTAAAAAGAAGGTTGTAAGTTTAAGTAAGATAATAAACAACAATCTTTTACTTGATCAAAGGGAAGCATCTGCAAAAAGAAAAGAAGAAGAAAAATCTAAAAGAGAAAGGAAAGAAAAGGATTTAGAGAAAAAAGTTAAGAAAAATAATATTAGACCAGACCTGATAGGATCAATTCCAGGGCAGAGTATTTTAGATAAGATTAATCGTTTCATTGGATTTACTCTACTTGGTTATTTGTTTAATCAGTATGCAGAACTACTTCCCAAACTTATGGAGTTTGGAAAAGTTCTTGAA